GGGCCTCCTTTGTGATAGTCCGTACCTTTGGCATATTTGGGTATGGGGGTGGCGAGAACGGAGGCAAGGTTAAGGGCGCCAAGAGCACCAACAACGGCCATCATCGGAATAGCCATTGGCCACCCCGGGTCAACCCACAAGCGCATAATCGACATGGCCGTGTTTATACCAATATTGGCAACAGAAAGCGCTTTATCAAAAACGGCCTGTTTGTGCTTTAGCTGAGCTTTCTTCTTTTCAAGTTCTTCATTCTTTTTTGCCGTTTGAGCTTCTGCCGCTCTTTTACGGGCTTCCCCCTCCTCCTCGGTAATTACCTTTTTCTCCACCAATTCGGAGATGCGTTCCTGTTCGTTTTCACTGGCTGTTGTTAGTGTTTCCTGCTCATCCTCTATTTGTGCAACTTTGTTATCATGTACGGCAGTCATCAACTCATTGATAGCATTAAGTGAATCTGCCGCTACCTGCAGCCATTCCTGGGCTTTCGCCATCCTACCATCCAAAGCATCTTTATCTGCCTTAGCGGCTCTGTTTATTTCAGCTATAGCGTGATCGGTCATAGCCGTCTCCAAATCACCCTTTGCTTTGGCAAGAGCTTGCTCATATTTGAGTCTGTCTTCCGCCGAAAGCTGTTCAGTTTTCAACACCTCTTCAATCATATTGACGGACGCCTGAGCGGTATCAATGGCGTACTTTTCGGAAAGCGCGGCCTGGTCCCGCTCGAACTTGGCGTTTATGGCCTCACGCTTGCCGGCATTACCTTTGGCGGCTGCCAACTCCTCGGCGTAACGTTTTTTGAGTCCGTTGACCGCCATGATGTAATCATTGTCGCGGTCCGCCTGTTCGTTGGCATATTTCTTCTCCACAAGTTCTGCCGATTTGGCGGCATAGTCCTCCTCCATCTTCAACCTCTCCTTGTTAAACTTTTCATTTATAAGGTTGACATCAGCGCCGGTTTTCTCGGCCGCCTCGATCTCGGCCTGGCGCGATGCCTCCAACTTTGCCAGCTTCAAATTAAGCTCTTCCTTGCTGCCTTCTTCAACAGCAGCCAAACGATTTTCAAGATTGATTTTGGCAAGCTCCTTCTGATACTTGATTTCACATTGAGTGATCTCAATCTGACACTGCTCGGCAAGTTGAATACGCAGGGCGTTTTCGGTCTCACCATTTCCACGTATCTCATCAATCTTCTTCTTGAATTTGAGCCGTATCATGGCAAGTTCTTTCTCGTGGCTGTCTGCCATGGCGGCAATTTTGGATTCTTCCAACTCATTAAGACGTTTCAACTCTTCTTTAGCCTGCTTCTCGGCATCCTTGGCTGCCTTTTGGGCAGCTTTCTCGCGAGCTTTTTTATCTGCGTCTGATTCAATTCCTTGTGGTAAACCTTTGGAAGCCGTTCCATTAGGGTTACGGCCACCGGTTCCATCACCACTATCATCTCCGGAATTAAATGAAATTTCTTTCATTTCGCCATGAAGAGTATTATTGATAGCATCCGCAGTGCTGGAGGCTATGTTCTTTGCCATAGTTTCAACGTTGCCTTTAAGGGCATTTAATCCCTCTTTCCAGCCGCCTTTCACTTTTTCCCAATCAAGAGTAAACGCACCTTCTATCATGGTGCCAAGAGCGCTAAAAGCATCCATGAGTTGATTCAAGATGAATTTAGCGATCTCCCACATAATCTTAAAGCCATTAACAATGCTATTGACAGCTCCGCGGAAAACGAGGGATTTATTATACATCCTGATAAACCAGTTGACTATATCAACGCATTTATGTATGACTTTGGTAAGCCCTTGCGCTATATACGTCTTGGCACTGAGAGTCATCTCCTCAAAACTCGTGCCACTCATCTTGAACACGGCCGCAATGGTAGCGTTAAGTTCTTTCTGTGCTTCCATGTGCTCGCGATTGAGTTTGCCGAGCTCTCCCATACGCTCTTTAGCCACATCAAGATTTGTGTTTACATCCGCAATGGACTGGATAAGAAGCGCCCCACCTTCGGCAGCTGTACGACCAAAAACATTCTTCATCAGCAAACCTGCCTCCTGGGAGTTTTCAGGTAGCTCTTTCAACTTAGCAGATACCTGTTGAACCGCATCCAGCATGGTGATATTACCATTTGCGAGGTCTTCCTGCATCTGTTTTGCTGATATACCACATGCATTAAGGGAATCTTCAATCTGCTTGGTCATAGCACGCAAACGGGTACCGCCTTTGATGATGTCCTGGACGCCCTTTTCATCAAATATGCCATTACGAGTTTCGGCAAGAATGGAAATAAATTCATCAACTGAGACACCAGCATCGCGTAGTGCTGGAGCGAACTGGTTGATATTCTCTACAAATTTGCCATTCATATCGGCTCCAGCCTCTATGCCATCCTCTATTTTAGCGATGGCTTCGTCCCATGACAAGCCGAACTGTTGGACAAGGGTATTGGCCGCCCCGATTGTGTCATCAAAACCCTTACCCATGTGATCGGCTACGGCCTGCATATCAGTGGTTATCTTATCAGCAGCTTTTCCGGTGAGACCGGTAAAATTCCGAGTGAGGCGTGAGGCTTCAATCAGCCCCTTGTTATAATCATACCACCATTTAAATCCAGCAACGACTCCGGCAATACCAAGAAATGCCAACACCCAGGGATTTGCAAGCAATCCCAAGAGAGTCTTTCCAAACGCTTTGAGCTTAATATTAAGTCCATTCAACACATTCGCTGTACCAGCGCCCTCCAAGCCTTTCAGCGATGAGCCGAAGCGTGTATTAAGCCCGATTATATTCAGAAGATTACCCGCGAGTCCCTCATTGGCTTTTTTCTGCTGTTCGATAGCTTTGGTTTGATCCTGAAGCGCAGGAGTATTCTCTTTGATAAGTTTAGTATTGGCGGCAATCTTATCATTGAGTTCCTTTATGCGCTTTTGGGCATCCGCGCTGCTGAGGTCAACATGTTTAAGAGCCTCCTGTAATCTCTTATTTTGTGATTCAGCTTCAGCGACAGATGTTGCATCCTTTTGGAGGATGTCGCTCACGTCCGCAAGAAGGCGCTTGTTTTCCTCTATTTTTGCGTTTACGGAATCAAGTGTAGCCTGGTAATTGGCATCCTCACTGTTGAGCATCAGTTTTGCTTCCTCAAGGATTTTCGTCTGATCTATCAGATCCTGCGTAGTAATAGCTTGTCGCTCCATTGCAGTTACCAAACTATCGGTGGCCACAACGCCATTCTGTCCAGCGATAGCGTAGTTCCCCACATTACGCTGAAACTCTCCCATATCAGCTCCAACATCCTTAAGATGCGCATCGAGGTTCTGAATGGACATCTCTAATTCTTTCCCAAAATCAGAATTACGACCCTCCTCACTCAAATCCTTATAGGCCTTTTTAAGGAGTTCCAAATGCTGTGACATCTGAACATAGCTACCCTCCTGTGACTGGGCGGCTTTTTCCTCGGCCGTCATGATTTGAGAGAGTGCGCGTTTCTCCTGCGTGAGCGAGCGATGCTGTTCTATCAGCTTCGCCTGTTTGGCCTGATATTGGGACATAGACAAGAGTCCCGATTTAAGCGCTTTCTCATTCTCTTTCTGAGCGTTTTTATTGGCATCAAGCTGTGTTTTCAGCTGAACAAGCCGGGCCAACTGGCCATCGTAGGTGTCATGGAACTGTTCAAGAAGTTTCTTTACTTTCTCATGCTCTGTATAGGCTTCGCGCTGAGTCTTGTTTACACGCTCCTGTTCCATCAGATACCGGGAGATGGTATTGGTGGTGTTGGCCATGATCTTATCGCGTTCGCCAATAACACGGTTGAGCTCCCGTTGCGCGTTTGCAGCCTCCCTGCTTTTGTCAATGAGGAACTTCTCGGCCTTGTCTATATCTTCGACGCAGTTGATTTTTATATCAATGCCTTTGGCGAAGTCTATTGCCACCTGCGTGAAAGTGCGGAGCGCATTTTTCAACTCAGTGTCAAGTTGCTTCAACTTCTCTATTTCGCCGGGATCGACGAGATCGGTTATTCTTACTGCCATAGTTAATATGGTGAAATGTATTCAACAATCGGTTTCCCAATCTCCACAGAGATTGACGCGAACCCATAGGTTCCGTCGGGATTCTGATAAATCACGGCGGTTTCCTCATTCATCTTGGCCCACGCTTTTGCAAGTTTTCGGAATCGGTCTATCTCCTGGCCCATCCGTTTGTTCTCACACTCACAACTCATCGGTATCCGCAATCATTAAAGAATTTTTCTATTGCCGGCCACATATACTCTCGGTTGAAGTATGCCACGGCGGAATCGCCAATATCAAGCAGGGAATCGCCATATTTAGACACAATAGCCGGTCCGTTACCGTGCCCGGGATCAACATAAAGTACCTCGCCACGGCGTGAAGCCGTAATCTCAGAATAGAATTTGCCGTCAATGTAAAGGTTCGGCACATTATCAGGACGAGCCGGTAGCCCTAAGAACGTTCCCTCGGGGGGTGTGATAGTGTATTTCCAGGCTTTATAGTCCTCTGCACGGTGATACCACGGGCCATCTTCTTCAAAGAAATTGTCGTCATCGTAAGTTGGGGACAAATATTCCCCCCTCCCATCCTGACCGCTGTATATTTGCGCCTGAATAGCGAGCACGATATTGTCGGAGTGGGATTCAAGGCACTGCATGGCGTTCTCCTCGAATCCTTCGGCAATACTGTGTATTATGTCATAGGCTTCCTGAATATCCATAGATGGAAATTAAAGGGGCGGCAACGGCGGCCGCTACCGCCCCGAGACTTACTTCCTGGTCTTTGCACCAGTAATGAGGTCGTGGACCGCCCCGAGCATCTTACGACGGGTCGATACCTTCCGGTCCTGCCAAAAGGCATGCAAATGGAGATTTATAAACTCCTCCCTTGTAAGCCTCATGGCAGGTTCCTTCAGGAATGTTACATTCTCATACTTCAACATATCGGTCACACCTCTTCGATCCCCTCGATGCCAGCCTCAAGCAACGCTTTGGGCGCTTTGAGGTGAGGATTCCCGGCGTTGCCGTCGGAGAAAGTGAGGGTGAGAACTTTCTTATCGGAATCATAGGTCGCAGCTGTGATGCCGGAGACAGCGGTAGCGGCACTGTCGGCGATGAGCGGCCCGAAAGTCGGAGTGAGATCGAAACCGCCGATTTTCTCGATCAGCTTGAAATCGTTGCTGGTATCGGACGTCTTGACGAGCTTGACCGCGGTCAACCCAAGGGTCGCACGCTGGGGATTGAATCCGAGTTTGACAAAGTCGGCATTTTCGATGGCCGCACGCGCGTCCTCGTGGCAGAACTTTACAGTCATCGTTGACTTGGCAGAGCTGGTCGAATACGGTGTGGCGTTGGAATGGATGGTCGACATAGGGAACGGTGCCAGAACGTCGGTGCCATCGTCAAGACCGTAGAGGTAGTTCTTTTCGTCATAGAAATAGGCGCCCCATGCCTTGCCGGAGGACTTTGTGAGGGATGAGTGCAGCTCGGGATAGTTCTTGTCAAGTGTGAACGTATCGGCGCGGTCGCTGTAACCGGTAACACGGAGGCCGCCGTAGCCTACGGCACCTGTCTGCGCTTCACCGCCTTCCTGCGCATATTCGCAGAATCCCCCGATGCCGTAGATGCGCTCGTTTTCATCGGCATGGGCAAGTTCAGTCAGCTTTTCAAGTGTCAGCTGGGCCGGGAGTTTGGTACCGTAAGGTACAATGATCGCGCCTTTCATGCGGGCGAAATCGACCGGGCATTTGGAGAGTCCCGTGTTGAGGTGTGAATCATCACACGATCTGAGTGGTCTCATTTTATCTACAAGTTTTATTTGTTATTGTTAATTCGAGATTCGTAATATTAATGGCGTCAATGGGCTCACTGACGGCATCCCCGGTGCCATCGTGAGCGCCATATCGACCATAAGAATAGTTTTCAGAGTAGTTGTGCCTCACAACTCCATTATATCCGAAATCCAATCTGCCGTCTTCCTTGAGAGCATCCAGGAGTCCTTCGTATATCGGTCGCAAGATGTTCTGAAACGAAAACTTCAACCGTTCTTCATTGCTCCATTCTCTTGATGTAGAACAGGCAATGAGAACATTTACCGTAGCCTTGCTGAAATAGTCCCGGGAGTCGCGTTTCTCCTGAAACGGGCAGAACAAGGCGATAAGGGGAAATTTCTTTTCATTTCCGGCCGGTGTCTTGCTTAGTTCATCAAGATTATCCTTGACATACCGGGAGTTGCCGAATGTGTAGTTAATCTCCGGGCATGAGATTTCCTCACTTTCACCGCTCCGATAGTGCGTTATGATGATTTTGCAATCCTTGGCGGTAGCCTTTACCACATCACGGAATATCTCTATTATTTCGCGGGTACGGTTCATAGATTGAGGACATTAATCTTTGTTAGCAGGTTGGAATCTGTAACAATGCCTGAAACGTGGCAATCCGAAGACTTGCTCCACGCAGAAAAGTCTGCAATCATATCCACCATGTCATTCCATGTCGATACCTGCCGGCGTATGGGCGCAACATAATCATTGGCACATTTGAGGCGCACAAGCCCGGTCATGGTAGCCTGATTATTGCCGTCGCGCAGAATCTTGTAGAACACATAGTTTGCGAAAGGCTCACGGAGCCAATCCATTACCGTGTCAAGAGCAGCATTGCTCTCCCCTGCCCCATTTTCTTCGATAACGCTGAGGTAGGGATCAGCGACACTAGCCACGGTCGCTCCGAGAGCCTCTTTCAGAAACGGCCATTGGAACATTCGGATGTACGCCTTAATCGCGGCGTTGACCTCATCAGAGTTTGCATTAGGCATTCTCCGTGAGTCGCCGAGAGTCGCGTTCTGTATGTGGCGCGGGCCGTCAATGAAATATGAGCAGTCTATCAGCATTGTTATTATGATTTTTTGGATCGGGTTTTCTTCTTAGGTGTTGTTGCCGGGGCTACTTTGGTGTCAGCCTCTTCGATGTCTTTCACATCATCAAGGTTAACCTCGGTCATATCCTCGGCCTCAACAGTTTTGTTATCTTCCACGTTTTCGGGATTGTTGGGAACGGTATCGGGTACACTTTCGCCGCTATTATCGGCTATTTCGGCAGTATTGGGAACGGTTTCGGCGATTTTGGGAACGTCGATACCGAATTGAGCAAGTCGTTCCGCAAGGTCTTCGGGAACGCTTATCCCATTCTCGGCGATGATGGCGATAACGTCTCGTGTAACACTTGCGAGTACTACATGCCCCTGGGCCATTTCTTGGCAAGACTTTTCACTTGCTTCTAATGCCTCACGGAGCGTGGCGATGCTGTCAGCATCAAGAGCCGAGTCCTGCTGACAGGGCGTGAACGCAATCACGCCTCTGTCAACACGGATACGGTTTTCCTGAAGGACTTTCGCCACTTCTTTGGGGTCGCCTTTCAGAATGTAGTTCATACGTTACGCGGTTTTCTTGATAGCGTTTTTGAGTGCGCTGATGCTACCGTAGGAGAACGCCCACGGGCAGAACACCGGAACAATCTCTTCGGCCTGGGCGAGCAGGACTACCTGGTTCTTGAGCTTGGTGTTCACGTCGTCGGCCCACTCGGCGGTCAGCGGAGTGTAGTCGATGATCTGTGCGCCGCGCTGCATGTCGCCGAGGAAGTATTTGCCCACCGGCATACCGCTGTAAGGAACGACGCGGAGGCCGCCGATGACGGGGTTGCCGTTGATGTCCTTGACTACTTCGAGTCGGTTGCCATCGGTTGCCTTCTCGCAACGGATGGCGTTGATGGTGATCGGGTTCAGCACGAGAACGGTGGGAACGAACTGGGCGTAGGTCATCACCGAGATAGCGGTCTCCAGTGCGTCGATGCTGTTGGGCGATTCGATGCTCTGATATGCGCCGTTCTTGAACGACAGCTTCAGTGCGGCCACGTCAGCGGCCAGGAGAGCGTCGGTGTTGGCGGCGGCAAGTGTGGCCCCTTCGAGGAAGATGCGGCGGTCGTTGACCTTTATAACATCGTAGGTCTTGTTGAGGTCGGTGTTGGTGACGGCGGCGGAGCCTGTCACCTTCAGCCCCTCGATGAGCAGATCGTTGGGTTCCTTCAGTTCTACGATGAGACCGTTGTCAACCTTTTCGATAGACAGAACGCCGCCAGCGGCCACTGTGAAGATTGCGTCCGAGATGATCTTCTCAATAGGCATTACA